ACAAGGCAAGTACATCTGTGACGTTATACAGATGGGACTTCTGCCCTACCGGACTACCATACTTAGGCTTACCATCATCTAACCTACGAAACTTGTAGCCTACGCAGTAGTTCATTGCAGTAATGTAGGGAATGGATATCCAACCCTCATACATCTCGTGACCATTGATAGGATCGGTAATGGTACCGAGCTGGAACCTAGCTGCTACCTGCTCAGATATCCCACGTTCGAGTAGCGCGACGATTGCCTCTGGACTTATTTCCTGAGCGTATCGTTGCGCCGCTTCCAGCTGCAATTTCGATTGCGCGTTTGAGGCCATCCTTAAACTCCAAGTTCTCTAGTATGCAGACAAGGTTAACCGCATTCCCACCCTTACCGCAGGTAAAACAAAAGTATAAATTATCGTAGGTGTTCATAGATGCTGATGCTCTACTGTCATTGTGCATAATGCACTTGACTGATACATCCTTACCCTGTCGTACCTGTCCCCCATAATGGGAAACGATAGCCTCTATCGGTATATCATTGGCGTCGACTTCACCTTTATAGCGTCTGGTCTTACGTGACCTGTCCCAGTTCGATGTTGACACGGACACCCCTTACAATCGTCGTGTTCTTTATTCCTGCAGCTCAGGCAAATCATCTTCTTCATCCTCTGGTACGACTTCTTGTACAACTTCTGCTTGCAGTATATCTGTTGTGGTGATTACACCTTCTGGTACTGGCATTACTGTTTCTCCTTTAACCATTGTGCTAGGTCCTGTATGACCCAGGCTTGATCTATTGAAGCGTTGCGACGCTTAACTATCACATAGGAAAGTGGCACTTCCCCAATACCACGAGCCTTAGCGTAGTTAAGCGCCTCAACTTGAGCTTCTCTCCAGAACTGAGGCAACGAAAGTGTCTGCCTGTTCTTGAGTTCAAGGATGTAAGTCTGGCCTGCGATAACAGTTACGATGTCGCCTTCATCCTTTGCCCCAGCTTTAGTCAGACGCTCCGCAACTGCGCCCATCTTACGCAGCCACTTCATCACATCTGTTTCAAACTGAGAACCCTTAGTCTTGTTGTACTGACTCATCTACCAGTACTACCTTGTTGATTTTATTGACAACATTACCCTCTTCATCTTTAACTAACTCGATGATACCTGATTGCATTAGAGCACCATAAAAACTGGTTGCATCTATTTTAAGAATATCAAGTTCTCTACGCAGTGCATCGACATCTGCACGCAGTGCGTCTACCTTGATATTATCTCGGTACTTATTTGATAGCTTCTCTTCGCTCATACTTCTATCTCATTTCCATATTCATCTTGTGGGATATAGGGACCATTGTACCCATAGCGAGCATCCCTTTGTAGCATTGCACCAAAGGCATCCTTGTCTGTGATTTGACAGGCTCCGTAATTAACAGCTAGTCCAACATAATCTGAGGCATCAGCTGTGTGTGGACCGAAGCGGTTCTTCACAGCTGCAATATTCAGTTCTCCGTTGAACGGATCGTAACCTAGAGTAAGGATGAGTGCCGGTAATTGGCTCACCTTGCCGTGAATAGCACGGCGTGCAGGTGGCTTCGTCGGTGATCCATACTCTGACTGCTCTGATACGTGGTGCAATACCAGTACACAGGCTTCAGTCTTACGTGCCATATCGTGAAGCTCCATCATAATAGCTCGCAGTCCAGCCCATTCGTTATCTGTCTCTGCTGCTACGTTCATCAAGTTATCTATAACGATTAACTCTGGTGCCTGTCCGTATAGTTCTACGTAGGCTTTGATCTCTAACTCAATATCATCTAGCGATGGTGATGAATCAAAGACCCATTTGATGTGCTTCAGTCTGTCAAAGTGCTTATCGTAATAGTGGCTATCAATAGATAGGTTCTGCTCAACTGCTGTCTGGTTATGACCTGATGCGTAAGCCGCAGCTCGCATCATCACGGTAGTAGTATCAGTATCAGCTGAGAAGAATAGTGTAGGTACATCTGCCTTGATTGAATAGATCAAAGCAAACATAGACTTACCCGCGTTAGGTGCGGCTGCAACCATACAGACTTGTCCTCTCCGGAACTTTATCTGCTTGTCTGCTAACCCTTTCCACACATCAGGTAGAGGTGTCGCTTTGGTGAGTACTGTTCCCCAAGCTCTCTGCAAGGTCAGCAATGCCCACCTCCTCTACACTTATGTTAAGTCGTCTACGAATAGGGCGACGATCTGCTTCAGCAAGACCGCCCCATATCCCAAATCTTTCGTGCTCTAGCCCCCATCGTTGACATTCAAGTTTATGAATACAACTTTTACAAATGCTCTTAGCTGTTTGACCTTCTAGTCTTTTTCCATCTGCTCCAGAAAGGTGTGTTGAACCCTTCTCTAGTTCAGGAAACCAGAAGTCTCCGCCTACTGAAGCGCAGCTTGGGTCTTCATACTCCCAAGGACCGCGCATACAATTAGCGTACCCAGATAGTGTCGCACTTATCTGGTGCGCCCTTTGGTGAGGCACACATCCAACCCTGCCAAGGACCCTTCTGAGATGTACCTGACTTGAACGACATAGCTCCGTGCTTACACATCTTTGCACCGTCTGTTGCTGGTGCTGGTGTACTGAACTGCGGAGGTGAGGCTACTAATGTAGCACCTGGAAAGGATTGTGCTACATTTGCAACGGCTGTAGCTAATGCGCTACCACCACCGAGTTCAGCACCTGTTGACTTGATAAGAGTTGCAACCATACCAAGATCGGCAAGGCCACTCTCTAGCTCGCGTACATCTGTTGCATAAAGATTGATAAGTGTTCCGTCAGATAGCTTGTAGTTAATCTGGAACTTGGTTGTATCTGGTGCAGCCATTTACTTTCCTCCATTGGATTTGATATTGAGTCTTACTGTTTCATTACCGATAAGTTTTGGTACATAACCTAAAAGCTTTTCAACTGTTGAAGAGTCAACTGTTTCACGACCTTTAACTGTTGACCAGCTTATCTGGATACCACTTTTGGTAGTACCGGTAGTGCCTTCAAGGGATGCCTTGTAGGAATCTCGTTCCTTCTCTAGCTCCTTGATCTTGCTGTCTAACTGTAAGTAGTGCAGTGCGTGCTTGTCAACTTCATCATCCTCTATCACTACTTCACTAAGGATGATACGTTCTTTTTTTAGACCACCGCAACCCATCTGCTCTGTTGCATCGTAGTACTGGCAGTAGTCTTTACAGAATGATTGATCCTTCTCAGGTTCAGGTAGAACTGTAGAAGCCTTGACCTGATTCAACCACTCAAAAGCTTCTAGTGCAATAGCTTCATCGTAAGGTTCGGTGTGTACCTTGACATCCTTCTCAGCACCATCGCGTGCAATAGCTACCAAGTTAACTGTCTTGACTTCGTGACCATTCTTGGATAGAAGATAACCATAGACCTGCACCTGCCAGCGTTGCTGGGTTGATGGGAAGTAGCTAAGGTTTTTTACCTTACTGGTCTTCCAGTCAATGACAGCACCTGTGCTTGGTACAAATAGGTCAACGTGTGCCTTCATATCACCATAGGCAACTTCAGTTTCCACTAAGTATTCTTTACCTTCAGGATCTATGTGACCAATAGCATCTTCAATAGCTGCGTGGATAGCAGTACCCATAATTGCAGCAAGCTTAGATTGGTTATCGTTGGTTTCAGGTTGCGCGTTCAACCGGTACCAGACCTTACGACGGCAACCACCAATCTCTGATGGACCTACCTGTGTCTGTGTACTACGTGAACGACTAGCATCCTTGGTATGTAATACGTGTAACAGTAATTCTTTTGGATCTTCTATCGCCATTTTCTATTGTCCCTCCAGACAAGCCACGTATCGAATCCGTATGCTGCGACAAAGCCTAGCAATAAACCAAACAGAAAAGCAACCATTTATTCCAACTCCTTATCAGTATCTTCTTCGGTTTCTTTTGTACCGAAGAGCCATTCTACCAGCGCGGGATTATCCTTGAGAGTGTCCACTATGTGATATCCCACCAGATCGCACACCTCTTCTGCATCGAATCTCTTGCGATTAGCAAGTAACGATTCGTGGATAACAGCGTGCGTTACTTCGTGCATTAACACGTGGATCATTTTATCTTCTGGCAAGTTATGCCTAAGAGATATCCGATTGTTACCCGATATGGTCATACCGTAACTGTCTTCGTCGTGGTGTTTGTAATCGATCTTGTATTTCTGACCGAAGATTTTTACCGAATAGATTCTAGGCATAGCCAAGGATAGCACGGCGTGTCTAGGTTCCTATACCAAGCTGAGTATGTCTATAATATGAGCCGTAGGCGAATAACGGTAGCGGCCCTAGAAGGGCCGAGCCAGAAGGTGAGGCCCGACAATATGCGGCTCCGTCTACTCACCCTGCCAAGAATGAAAGGCAGACACCGAAGCTACGGTGTACTTCCTGAGCCTTCTGGTGCCGATTTGAGGGACTTTGGCCCCCTTCACGTATGTACCTGTGGCTCCCAAGTCTTTAACGTTATGGCCTCTTTTGAGGATTACGAGCTGGTCTGGTATGCCCTTGATGCTGAGTGTGTTTCCTGTGGAAACCTTGTGGTAGTACCCTGTCCACCAGATAACCCTGACTTTCAGGCATAAAAAAAGAAGCCCCCCACCCCGAAGGGCGGAGGGCCATAGCCTCGCAGTCAAACTTTACTTAGCTGAGTTCTTACCAAACTCTGTAGCCTTTGGATCTAGTGCCTTCAGCAA